TCGGCTCAACAATTGGGGGCGGAATCTGGTCGGCGTCTCAGTTTTTCGCGCAACTCTATGAGCAGTCTGAGGCGGTTATTGCCGCTACCACGCAAGCAGAAGGTTTGGCTACACGCTTTGATGACCTTAGAGAATCAAATACTACTCGATTGCAGGCGATGGACGTGAAACTGTCGAATATGGAGCAGGCCATGACTGCGGCAGACGTTGAAAATCTGCAAGGTAAACTAGCAGAACTTGGCGCGAACCTCGTGCAAATTATGGATGCACAGCAAGAGCTACTGGACTTACGCGATCGTATCAGTACAGTAGAGAAAACATCATCCGAAACAGAACTACGTGTTTCTGGTAAATTAGACGCGTTGTCAACAGTAGACGAACGTCTTAAGCGTTTTGAGCGTGACATGGATGATCTTTGGACAGCAATAGATGCAACTAATCCGCTAGGTGGTAACTAATGGACACAGCAGGGGAGGCGCTTAAGCGCATTGAAATTCATCAAGCGGAGTGCGAGGTGCTTCGTAAGTCTATAGACGACAGGCTCGACCGAATTGAGAAACGCCTTGACGACGGCGGCGGACAATTTAAGCGCCTCGAACGTATGATCTGGGGCAACACGGTTCTCGTGGTTAGCCTACTAAAAGGTCTGGAGTATTTAGGATGAACTTCGATAAGGTAAAAGGTTTAGTGGGCTCTCTTGCCCCCACCCTCGGAGCCGCTCTGGGTGGCCCTGTAGGTGGTGCGGCGGCATCGATGCTTGCGGATGTTTTAGGCTGTGACCCCGCTCCAGCCAAGATTGAAAAGGCACTGGCGCAAGCAACACCAGAGCAGTTAGCTGAAATTAAGAAAGCAGAATTAGACTTTGAAGTTCGCATGAAAGAACTAGAAGTAGACGTCTTTGCGTTAGAAACCGCTGATACTCAGGATGCCAGAAAAAACTTTTCTAAAGATTGGACTGCACGTGTTATCGGCTTAATCATGGTGCTTTTCTTTTGTGGGTACGTTGGCCTAATTACGCTCTTACCACCAGAACAAAATTCTATGGAACTAACAAATCTCGTGATGGGTTACCTAGGTGGCCTAGTCAGCGCAGTAGTGAGCTTCTATTTTGGGTCGAGTCAGAATAAAGGATAGCGCATGAATAAGCTGGTAAAGCAATTAAAGCGGCACGAAGGTGTTCGCACCCATGCGTATAAGTGCAGTGCAAATATGATCACTGTGGGCGTGGGTAGAAACATAGACGAGAACGGCGGTCTTGGCTTGTCTGACGATGAGATCGACTACCTCCTTGAGAATGACATCAAAAGATGTAAGCAAGAGCTGATTGCACTACCTTGGTTTGTGGACCTCGATTCGGTACGTCAGGACGCGATTATCAACTTGTGTTTCAATCTAGGTATGACGCGCCTGCTGGGTTTCAAGAACGCTCTAGCGGCAATGGAAGCAGGAGATCACCCGAAAGCCGCCGACGAATTTTATGATTCACGCTGGGCTAAACAAGTAGGGTCACGTGCGGATGAAGTTTGTGAAATGATTCGTACAGGTCGGTACGGAGAAGGGTATGCGTAATACTGTAGAAGCTCGTGACGTAGATGGAAATACCGAACCAACACACACAGTAGAAGTTGTTTGTGCACATTGTGGCTACGACCTTGACGAAGCCGAGTTAGAAGCCGACACTTGTTCAGATTGTGGTCAACCTCTTAACTTAAAAGAGAGCGTATCTATACAAGTAACCACGTTGCCACCGGTATTCGGCGACACTCTATAGGTGCGATATGGCGTTAAAAAAATTAGCTTTCAAGCCGGGAATCAATCGTGAAGTAACACGGTACACCAACGAAGCTGGTTGGTACGAGTGCGACAAAGTGCGGTTTCGGCAAGGGTATCCCGAGAAGATTGGTGGGTGGGAACGTATTTCCGTGTCTACCTTTCAGGGCGTATGTCGCTCTTTATCTAACTGGATAACTCTTGGGAGCATCAACCTCATTGGCGTAGGTACGCACCTCAAGTTCTATCTAGAGCAGGGTGGCGGCTACAACGATATTACGCCGATTCGAGAGACCACCGCCGCTGGTGCTGTGACCTTTGCGGCGACTAACGGGTCAGCCACACTGACAATCACTGATGCTGGTCACGGTGCACGTGAAGGAGACTTTGTTACGTTTAGTGGCGCAGTAACACTGGGCGGTAACATTACTGCCGGTGTGTTAAATGCCGAATATCAGATTGTTACTGTACCCGACGCTAACTCCTACACCATAACAGCTACAGCTACAGCCAATGCGTCCGACACAGGTAACGGCGGGTCTTCAGTGGTCGGTGCGTATCAAATACGTACAGGTGAGCCTTACGAAGTGCCTTTGTCCGGTTGGGGCGGTGGTACATGGGGTGCCGGTGTATGGGGCACAGGTGGTATTTCTACCGAGGCTATTCGGCTTTGGAGCCAATCCAACTTCGGTGAAGACCTGATATTTGGACCGCGAGGTGGTGACATCTTCTACTGGGATGCAACCAACGGCGTAGAGACTCGGGCTGTATACCTAAACACGCTATCAGGTGCGTCGAACGTACCCACCAAACAAAACTTTATTCTTGTATCTGACGTTAGCCGATTTGTCTTTTGTTTCGGTTCAAACTCGCTGGGCTCTGCAACGTTCGACCCTATGCTGATTCGGTGGTCTGACCAAGAAGACCCTGCAAACTGGACACCAGCCACTACAAACCAAGCAGGTGACTTGCGACTATCCAAAGGTACAGAGATCGTAACGGCCAAACAGTCACGCCAAGAGGTACTTGTTTGGACTGATTCTTCTCTTTATTCGCTTCAGTACCAAGGTGCGCCGATCGTTTGGGGCGTGCAGTTGGTGGGCGATAATACCTCTATTGCCTCTCAAAATGCCGTTGGATTTTCTGGTGGTGTGGCTTACTGGATGGGTAAAGACAAGTTCTATTCCTATGATGGGCGCACGCAAACACTACCTTGTGACGTTCGGCGGTTTGTATTTAACGACTTTAACGAGTTGCAGTACGACCAAGTATTTGCGGGGACAAACGAAGCGTTTCACGAGATATGGTGGTTCTACTGCTCACAAAACAGCCAGACGATCGACCGATACGTTGTCTACAACTACCTTGAAAAGACGTGGTACTACGGCACGATGGCGCGTACAGCGTGGCTTGACTCTGGACTGCGTGACTACCCACTAGCGGCTTCATATACATACAACTTGACCAACCACGAGTTTGGCACCGACGACAACGAGACAGGCACTCCTGTGCCGATTTCAGCGTCCATCACGTCTGGGCAGTTTGATATAGATGACGGGGATCGGTTTGCGTTTATCTGGCGCTTGATGCCGGACATGACGTTCGATGGCTCTACAACAGATGACCCTCATGCCACCATGAGTCTGTTGCCGCTGGCTAACTCTGGTTCGGGTTACAACAGTCCTACATCTGAGGGAGGGTCCAACTCTGGTACGGTAACACGTACGGCTACAGTGCCTATTGAGAAGTTTACAGGACAGGTAAACACGCGCGTGCGTGGCCGTCAGATGTCTATCAAAGTTGAATCAGATTCTCTTGGAGTTCGATGGCAGTTAGGTTCACCACGAGTGGACATGCGCCCTGACGGGAGGCGCTGATGGCTAACGAATTAGAGCGCCCTGCTCCTCCTGCGTTGCCGCTTGCAACCGAGACTTACGATCGCCCGTTTATGGACCAGAACAGCAATGTTCTGCGGCTGTTTTTTACACGCCTTATAAACGCGTTTGATAACTTAGTCAGCACTGAAGACGGTGGCAAGTTTCTTCATTTTCCGTATGGTGTTTTTTACAGTACCGTGGACCAAACAGCGGCAAATCCTAATACAGGATATGCGGTTACATTTAATACGACTCGCGCCAGCAGTGCAGTTACTGTTGCAAGTAACTCTCGTATTACTGTTAGTAACGATGGGGTGTACCACGTAAAGACAACACTGCAACTTGAGTCTACAAACAGCTCTTCTAAAATTGTGTCTATCTGGTTGGCGGTAAACGGCACAGCTCAGATTAACAGTGCACACGAATACGTTATTTCAGGGTCTGGCAACAAAGATATAGCCAATTGGAACAGTTCATTAGCGCTTTCCGCTAACGATTACATGGAAATATTTTGGGCTACTGACGACGTGAACGTCACGCTTAACGCAAGTGCCGCGTCTTCACCTCGACCTGCTGTTACATCTGCATCGGTTGCGGTAACATTTGTTAGTAATACATAACGGCTGGGCAACTAAATGGCGTATTACGTAGGCACAAAAGAGTTTCCCAGCATTACTGCGGCGCTGGGGTATCTGCGTGCAAATCGACCGCCCGGTCTTGGGATCACTACAAAACCGGTAGGCGAAAAACCTGCACCTATTACAAAACAACCTGCTCCCGCTCCTGCTCCGCCTGTAAAAGGAGCACCTCCGCCAAAACAAGCGCCTATTGTGCGCCCTCCTGCGCCAGCTCCTGCTCCTGCTCCTGCGCCAGCTCCTGTTAGGTTTCCTACACCGCCACAAAATGAACGAGAAGATAGAGAACTACAGGAACGTATCCGTGCAGAGGCTGAAGCCAGACGTGTTGCTGAGGAAGAAGCTAGACGTAGAGCCGCTGAAGAAGCCGCCAGACGACGCGCAGAGGAAGAACAGCGTAGACAGCAAGAAGAAGCCAGACGTGCCGCAGAAGAAGCTGAAGCCGTTGCCAGAGCTGAGGAAGAAGCTAGACAACGTGCTGAAGAAGCCGCAAGGGTAGCCGCTGAAGCTGAAGCACGCCGCCAAGCCGAATTAGAAGCGCAACGTGCGGCAGAAGCCAGACGTATTGCTGAGGAAGAAGCGGAACGTAGGAGAGCGGAAGAAGAGGCCGCTAGACTCCGCGCAGAAGAAGAGGCACGCCAACGTGCGGCAGAAGAAGCCGCAAGGGTAGCCGCTGAACGCGAAGCCGCCCGTATTCGTGCCGCACAGGAAGAGGCTCGACGCCAAGCAGAAGAACGTGCACAGAGAGAAGCGGAAGAAGAGGCTCGACGGCAAGCTCAAGAAGAAGCTCGTTTACGTGCAGAGGCAGAAGCAGAAGCTCAACGGCAAGCAGAGGAAGCTAGACGTCGCGAAGAAGCTGAACGGACTCGTAGAGAAAATGCACCAGACGATGACTCTAGAGATACCGGCGGAGGTTTTCCCTCAGCTCCTGCTCCAGCTCCTGCGCCAGCTCCTGCGCCAGCTCCTGCGCCAGCTCCTGCTCCAGCCCCTGCTCCAGCTCCTGCGCCAGCTCCTGCTCCAGCCCCTGCTCCAGAATCATCAGAGCAAACGTTTACATTTTTTAGGGGTGCCGAGCGTGGAGGTGCTAGCC